TACACCAATTGAGGTTCACTGGTCCGAGGTTCCGGGTCGAGATGAAAAGTGGAAAAAAGAAACAATTCGAAATACATCACCGGCTCAATTTAGAGCAGAATTTGAGTGTGAGTTTCTTGGTTCTGTTCTTACACTTATCAATGCGTCTAAGTTGAAGTCAATGGCTTATGTAAAACCTCAACAAGAACGAGATGATGGTCTAAAAATATATGAAGAACCGATAGACGGGCACATGTATTTCATGGGAGTCGATGTTTCACGTGGACAGGAGATCGATTACCACGCAACAACAATTATCGATATGACTGAAACACCATATCGGGTTGTTGCACAATATCGAAATAATAAAATGCCACCTTTCTTGTTACCTAATATGCTCTACCCGATGGCGAAAAAATATAATGACGCTTACATGATGATTGAAATCAATGACATCGGGCAAGAGATTTCTGATATTTTACATAACGACATGGAATATGAAAATCTTTTGACTACTTCGGTTCGTGGTCGAAAGGGTCAGATCATGGATGGTGGTTTTGGTAACTTTGATACCCAGCGTGGCATCCGAATGAGTCCAAAGGTGAAACGAGTTGGCTGTGCGATGCTAAAAGAATTGATTGAAAATGATAAGATGCTTGTTCAAGATTATCATATTATAAATGAACTCGCGTCGTTTGTTTCGAAAAAACAGTCTTATGAGGCAGAAGTTGGTCACCATGATGATCTAGTCACCACGATGATACTTTTTGCATGGTGTTCCACCCAACCATACTTCAAAGACCTTACCGATATAAATATTCGAGATAAACTTTATAAAGAAAAGATCGAAAAATTGGAAGAGGAGTTGATGCCTTTTGGATTCCTGAGTGATGCGGCTGAAGATGAGACAAGATTCACCGACAACGAAGGAACCGTCTGGAACGTGGTAGATGATGAGCCTCGACTGTAATCACAAAATCACTAAATAATAGGCATACTAAGGAGATTCGTCTATGGCATTTCAAGTCAGCCCCGGTGTTCAAATCAAGGAAATTGACCTTACTTCCATTATCCCTGCGGTTTCAACTACTCGGGCTGGTTTTGCAGGTGAGTTTAGTTGGGGTCCAGTGGACCAGATTATCACTATAACAAGTCAAAATAATCTTAGGGAAACTTTTAGTGATCCTAATAACACAAATTACGTCAGTTGGTGGTCTGCCGCTAATTTTCTCGCGTACAGCAACAACCTTCAAGTTGTTCGTGTAATCAACGGAGCATTGAATGCTGCCAATAGCGGCACAGGCGTTTTGATCAAGAATCAAGATGACTATGATACCAAGGATGCCGCTGGAAGTCTTGGAAGTAACATTTTTATTGCCAAGTATGCTGGTGGTGTCTCTGGTGATTTGGATGGTACACTTGGTAACTCAATCAAGGTTTCTGCATTCAATAGAACCACAACCGATATCGAACTTCAAAGATTTGGCACTTACGGTCTAACTGGCGGAGCAAATCCGAATCTGGCAAGTGGTGCGGCTGCTGACAACTCTCCATCTGCATCCGAGGCTCTTTTCTATGCTAGTTCTCTTACCCCAGTCGCAGACGGGTTCACAACTGGCGTGGATTTGGAATACACCAATACCGGAACGACCATGGGTGATCTTCTTACACTTACTGGTGGCTTGAATGCAAGAACAGTTACTGGATTCACCGCTGGTAGAGTTGGTGGAATTTCCTCGGCAGCGGTTTCTCTTGCAAGTGGAGCAACCAAAGCAAACATTATTGTCAAGCAATTTACTGGTGATGGTACAAAGGGTACAATCACTGCTGACAATCAATCCATTGGTAGAAAAGTCAAAGTAAATCTTGTTTTTGGTTCAACCACAGGCGTGTTCACTTCAACAATCGTTGGAGTTTCGGGTGCAGCCGATGCAGCAACCCTTGGAATTACAATTGACTTTGACGGTGGACCCTTGGGAACCACTGCTTCAATCGCAGCAGGTAGCACCGTTGAACTTATGTCAATCATTGCAGTCGGAAGCACTGTTGAATCACAATCTGGTGTAACTGGTGCTGCTGTTCGTGCAAAGTATGCAGATAGTTTCACAACTTCTGTTCCTGCGACAAGCCAATCAACAATTGACAAGGGTGGTACAAACGACCTTATCAACGTTGCAGTGGTTGACCACGCCGGATACTGGTCTGGAAACCGAGAAGAAGTTCTCGAAGTCTTCGACGGAGTATCCGTTAGTCCGAATGCAAAAGACTTTGCAGGAAATTCCATCTATTACAAAGATGTAATCAACGCTCAATCAAACTATGTTTGGTTCGGTGATCAGGTTACCAACACTGGCAAGGGTGGAGTCTTGGCAACAAGAGACAATACTGGTGTTGCCGGTGCTGCCTTTGGTGCAAACGCTGGGCAAGGAAGCAACTACGGTCTTCTTACTCGACCAGTAACCGTCTTGCTCTCCGGTGGCACAAGTGGTGCTGCTGTGAGTGATTTTGTCACCAACGGATACGAAAAGTTCTCTGACACTGAAACTGTCGATGTGAACA